GTAAAAGCTTTTGCTGCAGGTGCAGATTTTGTAATGCTAGGGGGCATGCTAGCTGGACATGATGAAGGAGGTGGAGAAGTTGTAGGCCAGCATGTCAAATTTTATGGAATGTCATCAAAGGAAGCCCAGGGCGATGATTTCAAAGATTATAGAGCTAGTGAAGGACGTGTTGTTGAAGTTCCTTACCGTGGGCCCATTGACCCCACAATTCAAGATATTCTTGGTGGTCTTAGGTCTGCTTGTACTTATGTTGGTGCCCCCACTTTAAAGCAATTAAGTAAATGCGCAACATTTATTAGAGTCAATAATCAATTTAATAGAGTATTTGAAGGCTATACTAAAACATTATAAATATATAAAATATCTCTATAATGAGTAATCATATGGCTGACTTTAATAAAAATATGTTATCGCCCGTCGGGTTTTCTTTTTCTATAAAAAGATCACCAGGTATGAATTTTTTTGTACAGCGCGCTAACATTCCGGGTATTACTACAGGATCTCCAGAAATACCTACACCTCTTAAAGCTATTCCTGTTTATGGTGATCATTTAGTATACGAAGAATTGCAGATTGGATTTAAAGTAAACGAAGATCTATCTAATTATAGAGAATTACATGATTGGTTAGTAGCAATTACTTTTCCAGATAATTTTGGACAACATCAAAATATTGCAACCGCAGAAACTTTCACTGGCGAAGGCATTTATTCTGATGGAACGTTAATGATTCTTTCAAGCGCAATGAATCCTATCATCCAAGTAAACTTTAGAGATTTGATTCCTATCTCATTAAGTAGTTTAGATTTTAATACCGCAGATACTGGAATTGATTATATTGAAGCAACTGCTAGTTTTAAATACACGGGATATACCTTTACAACACTAGAATAATGTGTTATAATTATATTTTTGAATGGAATTTATATTATGTCGCTTGAAGAAATCTTTGAGTTATGGGAAAAAGATTCTGATGTAAATAGAAGTGAAATAGGTAACGCAGCTTTAGATATTGCAAAATTACATCACAAATATTATCGTATATATTCCCAAGAAAAATTAGTCCATAAAAAAATGGAATCTGATATTAAAATTCTTAAATTAGAAAAACAAGAATTTTATCAAGATGGTCCTACGGAAGAACAAATTGAAAAAGGTTGGAAACTACCTTCTAAAGGTAGAATTCTTAAAAATGATGTTACCACATATGTAGATGCAGATTCTGATATAATAGCTGCTAATTTAAAATTAGCGTATCAAAAAGAAAAATTAGAATTACTGGACTCTATTATTAAAACTATTAGTAATCGTGGTTTCCAAATTAAATCTTATATTGAATGGGAAAAGTTTAAAGTTGGCGCATGACATTTTATATACGTAAAGTCAACGCAGTCTATAATCAGATTGCTACAGATGATATGGGTGCGGCACAAGAAATGTCGGACTACTTTACGTTTAAAGTTCCAGGCTATCAATTTATGCCACAATATAAAATGAAAGTGTGGGATGGTCAAATACGATTATATAATACTGCAACTCAAATGTTATATGCAGGATTAACTAAGTATGTTGAAAAATTTTGTAAAGAACGTGGTTATAATTATGAATATGAATATGATAATTCTGCTACTAATATTTCGTTAATAGAAGCAAATGAATTTCTAGAAAAACAAAAATTTACTCTCACTCCTAGGGATTATCAGGTTACTGCTTTTTTAGATGCTGTGCGTTATAGCCGAGGTGTATTTCTTTCTCCTACTGCATCCGGAAAATCTTTTATAATTTATATGATAATGCGTTGGTATCTAAGACCAACACTTATTATTGTACCAACAACAACGCTTGTACATCAGATGTATTCTGACTTTGAATCTTATGGATTTAAATCTGAAAAATATTGTCATAAAATATTTTCTGGACAAGATAAAAACACAGATAAACCTATTGTAATTACTACGTGGCAATCTATATATAAATTAAGAAAAGATTGGTTTGAAAATTTTGATGTTGTGATTGGAGATGAAGCACATTTGTTTAAAGCTAAATCTCTTACATCTATAATGACTAAACTAGAAAATTGTGAATATAGATTTGGATTTACAGGAACACTTGATGGATCACAAACACATCAGCTAGTATTAGAAGGATTATTTGGACCAGTTAATAAAGTAACAACATCAAAAGAATTGATGGATCAAGGAACATTAGCAGATTTTAAAATTAAAATAATAACACTCAATTATCTAGATGAAATCAAAAAAGGAGTTTCTTCTTTAAAATACCAAGATGAAATGGATTTTCTTGTACAAAATGAAGAAAGAAATAATTTTATTTGTAATTTAGCAGTATCTTTAGAAGGAAATACATTATTACTTTTCCAATACGTAGAAAAACATGGTAAATTACTCGAAGAAATGATAAAAAGAAAAGTTAAAGATAGGAAAGTGTTTTTTATACACGGAGGAATTAAAGGTGAAGAACGTGATGAAATCAGACATATCGTTGAAAATGAAACCGACGCTATCATTGTTGCTAGTTATGGTACTTTTTCAACCGGAGTTAATATCAGAAACCTACATTCCGTTATATTTGCCTCTCCATCTAAATCCAAAATCAGGAATTTGCAAAGTATTGGAAGAGCGTTACGTAAATCAGATACAAAAGATTCCGCTACGTTGTATGATATCGCGGATGACTTAAGTTGGAAATCTAAAACAAACTTTACTCTGAAACATCTAATAGAACGTGTTAAAATTTATGATGATGAAAAGTTTGATTATAAAATTTATAAAGTAAAGGTAATGTAATGGAAGAATATCCTATTATCATCGTAAAATTAACAAACGGTGAACAGATCATGGGTGAACTAAGAGGAGAAAATGATCGCTGTATTGACATAGATGGCTGTCTTATGGTAGAATTAAAACATAATTTTTCCGGTGTTCCAATCATATTCATGAAAAAATATTGTCCTTGGAATGATAGCTTTATGGTAAGAATCGAACACGATTTTATTATGAATAGATTCTCAGATCCAAATCCTATGGTGTTAGATTTTTATTATAAACAATTAGAAAATCAAAGAAATATGTATAAAGATCTTAATATTAATATGAACATTAATAATGATAATGCGCCGAAACATGATATTGATATTGTTAATGAAATGTTACAACGAATGATGAAAGATGATAAGGATATTCATTAATGGCTAATTATATAAACAATAAAGAATTCTATCAGTTACTTGTAGATTATAAAGATACTTGCAACACAGCGCATAAACAAAATAAACCACAGCCGAGAATTCCTGAAGAAATAGGTAAATGTTTTATAATGATTGCAACAAAATTAGCAAGTAAAGGTAATTTTGTAGGTTATACTTATAAAGATGAAATGATTAACGACGCATTAGAAAATTGTGTTATTGCTATACATAGTTTTAATCCTGAAAAATCTAAAAACCCTTTTGCTTATTTTACTCAAATTATTTGGTATGCTTTTTTACGTAGAATAGAAAAAGAAAAAAAACAAACCTATGTTAAATATAAAGCATTAGAAAATATAATTATTGACAATTCATTACTAGAAGATGAAGATGCAACTTATGCAAACTTTGACATTACAAATGAAAAAATGAAACCTATTATTGAAAAGTTTGATAGTAAAAAAATAACTAAAAAACCTAAAAAAGGTCTAGAGAAATTTATTGATGACTAGATATATAGGTGCAGTTTATTTAGGTCATGATTCTACTTTTACGGTCTATGATAAAGTAAAAGATAAATTTAAAATTATAGAATTAGATAAATTATTACAAACAAAACATTTTAGACCTGGCAATAATTATAAAGATGCGTCGTATAATTATGAAATATATTTCAATAAACATTACGAACAAAATAGTTTTGAAACTATTTTATTAAAGCACAATTATAATTTAAATGAACAATTATATGAACATTTTAATTGGTTAAATAATTATACACAAAAATTCTATCTTAGAGATAGTCGTATTCTCCGTGAATATAA